GGGAGAATGTGAACAAGAGACATTGTGTTGGTCCAAATAACAATGTTTTCACACTGCTCTCGAGTATTGTAGGTGCTACGGGCGCGGCACTCCTCAAAACATGTATCGCAGCTGATGTATGCTCTTTGGCGTGTAGTGTTTTGCATGCAACGATATCTTGTTGCGCACCTAGTGGTGTTATTATCGGCAGTGCCATGATGATGTATGCAGTTACCATGTTCTTTAGGGAACTGCATGTCGAGCACGATTTTGCCAAGAAGACAATCATGCTGCAAATACGTGGTGCACGACAGTTATACAAACAGTACAGAGATGCTGCACCGGTTTTCACAACAGCAGCTGCAATGGGTCTTGGTTTTTCTACAGTGTGGATGCGGTGGTCGAACGCTGTACGATGTGAACCCGCTGCATCCGTCACAAGGGATCCGTTTTATTACCAAAAATGGGTCAATGCACACATGTCACCCCTCGTTCACCAGCCAGATACAGAACTAGTTGGGTCGGTTAAGAACAATGTGGTACATTTGTCATACTACGAGGGTGTTAAAGTGGTTACCACCTGTGCAACGGCCGTATGTACGTCACGGCTATTAGTGTGTCAACATTTCTTACCAACAAAGCCCACTGTGATCTATCTAACAAGATCTCCCACAACATTTGATGGTGGCACAGTACAAAATTCTACGATCAAAATACACTACGAACCTCTCGTGAACGAATATCCGATAGGTTCCACTGAAGTGGTGTTGTTGTGGCTGCGAGAAAGGGTCCAGTTCTCTGACATACAAAATAGGTTTCATAATACAGTATTGCCACATAGCAACCTAGGCACTATGATAACGCGTGATGTCACAGGTACAATCAATGTTAATGACACACAAGATGTCATAAGTATAGATATTAAACCTGTTGTAAAACATCGGGTTTCAGGCAAGCCATATGACTCGTCACCGGGTGTTCAATTTTCTGGTGACAATAAATATGGCGATTGCGGATCTGCTGTACTTGTGGGTAAGAAGAAATCTGTGTTATATGGAATTTTTATGGGCAAAGTGAATCATGCTGCACATGGCTTTGCGCAGTGTATAACGTCTAAGAAACTCAAAGAGGTGATGGACGAGTGTGATGCCGCGCATATGCCAGATATGACTGTGCCAAATTTCAACAACCACCTCATCGAGGATCAGACTATAACGTCAAAGTCTAACCTCGCACACTTACCAGAGGGTTACGACAACCATTTTGATTACTTGGGTAAGGTAGGTCATTTTAATCCAGATCGTGATAAGATCGTGCTTACACCGATTAGTTCGTATCTCGAGGAAAAAGGCTATCCTAAAACTTGGTCAACCCCTGTGCCTGGTGCTAACCCTAATATCAAGAGCTATGACTCCTCCATGAAGTACATTAAAACTGTTTTGGAGGACACTACAGCACCGGCCACTGACGTAATGATGTGGGCGCGCAGGGATTATTTCAAACCATTCATCGAAAGGTCGAAGATATCAGGCGAAAGATTAAGA